CGACGAGACCACCGAGGAAATCCAGCACACGACCCTGACCGCGGCGCTGATCGCGTATTGGTATCAGCTGGCAAGCTTCGGTAAGTCAGACGTGCAGAAGCAGATCAAGGACCGGGGTCTGCGTATCGCGAAGCCGCTATGGGTCCTGCTCGGCCTTTCCGTGATCGGCGGCAAGAACGAAGGCGACAAGGAGCAGACGTCCGACGTCATAGATGTCCTGCGATATCTCGACCGGGCGTTGTCAGAAGATGACTTCATCTCGGAAGGCATCACGCGCGTGCTGGATGCAGCCCGACAAGGTGCCAGCCTCCTACCTGAGGTCGTGACCACTGGGTTGCACGCTATGTCTGCGGCGGCAATTCAGGCCCGAATCCTGAACGATGTTTTCGGCTGGCAGGACGGCGACATTCCGTTGTTTCGTGTCTTGAAGACGTCACCGGGCGAGATGGGGCTCGGCCTTCGTCGCGGCGACAGCGTGCATTACTATGGCGTCGTGAACGTCGGCGATGTGAAGGGGCTGAAAGATGCGCTGGAGGCAGCGTCCCTAGAAGTCGAAGATGACGCTTTCACCGCATCTTTGTTCGCGGACCTGGAACTGGCCAACTCGGGCGTGAACCTGTTGATCGGATCTCGCCGCTTTGCGGAAGGGTGGGACAACTATCGGGCCTCGAGCTTGACCCTCCTCCGTCTGGGGCAGAACGAAGGATCGCTCATCATCCAGATGTTCGGGCGGGTCGTTCGTTTTGCCGGAACAAACGGCAACGGAAAGCGCTTGCACGATATCAAAGGCGATCTAGCCGCACTGCAGACGGCGTTCGTCTTTGGCCTGAAGTCCCGGTACCTCCAGGCTTTTCTTGCCGGGTTGTTCGAGAATGGCATCGGAGAGAAGACCAGGACAGTCTGCGACGTCCAAAACTGGCTCCCGGAAGCACCCGCGCTTCTATCCATCAAGGCCGTAGGCCCGCAACAAAGCGCGTTCCTTGTCGACCTGCGCGACGTCAACTGGCTGAAATCCGTGAACAAGGTTGTTGTGTCCTATGCGGCTGGCGTCGCAACCGCACGCATTGGGCGAGATGGACTGGATGAGAATGCAGCCCGTGTTGGCTCCGACGTCACCGCAGCGTTCAAGCAAACCGCTCATCTTCTAGACATCGACGCGATCTATTCAGAGCTCGTCCAGTGGAAGGGCATAGGGAAGCGCTGGAACCTCCGCTTTGATCGAACGTCGGTCAGCACCGCCCTTCATTCGGGCCCGTACGAGGTGTGGGCGCTGCCGGGCTTCTGCAGCATTCAAAGTCGGCAGGACATTCAGCGTCTTCAGATAGCGGCCAGTACGGTGGCGAGGAAATTGTTCGAAAGCGCCTACCGCAAGATCGAGGCCAAGCACAGCCGGTACGAGATCATTGGCGCGTCGGAAAGCGGCATTCCAAGCCAGTATTTCAAGGAAATCACTAATGCCTGACAAGTCCCAGCCGAATTTGTTCGGTGACCGCGTGCTGTGCCCTGACGTACAGAATCTGCCCCTGATTGTCAGCGCCACCAGCAATAACTGCGAAGTTCTCGCCCCTGGAAGCGTCTACCAACCCCTTCTTCTCGACCAGCAGGGCTCAGGAGTTTTGTCTGGGCCTGGGGCATTGAACCGAGAAGAAGAGCAGTTCGTTCGCGACCTGATCACCTACCTCTACCCCAAGAAGGACTACCCAAAGGCAGCTTCTACGCCCTTGGTCTGGGGAAAACGAAAGATCTGGCTGAAGCGGAACATAGAAAAGGACGCCAAGTCCTTCAGGCTACGGGTTGATTCTTCGGACTGGTACTATCCCGACTTCGTCATATGGATCGTTGATGAGGAAAACCGCACCCAGACCTTCGGGTTCGCAGATCCGAAAGGCCTTGCGCTGGGCGCTCATGCTGGTTGGGGTGAGTACAAGGTCGTTTGCACCCAGATCGTGCCGCATTTTCTGCACGACGAGATCGGCCCGGTCACAATAGACGATCAGACTTGGACGTTCAGAATTCGTGGAGTTCTGGTGTCGACATCGAGTTTCAATGGCCTGCGCGAACAACGCAAGTTCTTGGTAAGAGACGCGAACGACGACGCGCACCCTCCAACCAAGGAGCAGTTCGCTCAAGCACGAATTGTGTTCCAAGAGGCACGCGCCGACGACTACATTCCGGAGGTCCTGCGCCTGCTGATCGAGGATAACGCTCTGGACGAGGTATGGAAGCTTGCGGCAGAATTCTATGGCAAGTCGGCTCCTGTGCAGTTTGTCAGCGAAATCCAGGCGGACTTGGCCATTCGGCATCGCAAGGCAAGAACTGTCAGCGATTTCACGTCGTCAATTGTGGACGACTACCTCTTGCCCGGCACGGATGGCATTTTCGGATCGCGTGCGCGTCAGAAGAGGCATGACCAAGTCAACAGGTTGATCACTTCTTCGGATCCCGTCGCGCGTTCGCTTTGGGATGCGTGGGCCGAGAAGGATCAGCCAAGTCGCTTCCTGCTCGCGCATTTCTCCGAAACGCTCTGATCCACAACGGGCCGAAACCGAAGGCTATCCCCCCCCTCCTCTGGTTCCTCCCCGGCCCTGAACGTGTGCGGGGGGGCGCAGCGCGGCGGTTCGCTAGCGTGAGGCGTTTTCGCCGGGGAAGCCAGGCGGAAGCCACCCTGCGACCTGATGCCGGAATTCGTGAGTCAGATCAGCGACTTGCGGAATCACGATCTGGCCGGGGTGGATTCCCGGCGGGAAGCCATGTGTGGATGCCTCCCGTTGTGCAAGGAAAATTTTGACCTTCTGAACATGTGATCGAGTGCGGTCATGTGTCAGGCCTGAAAGTGCGGCCTTTTTCATGCCGCGGGCCGGTATGGAGATGCGCGGATCAGGTCCAAATCAGGGAAACGCGTTCTGAATGACGCTCTGGCTTCCACTGGATCTTCTGATCCCGATCTGATCGATCATTTGCCCATTAGGGTCGTCTTCCTCACACAAACCAGGGGAACGCCGCCGTGATGGCGATCAGGCCACAACCATTTCTCCCCGGTATTCTTCGCCTTTCGTCATCATCGCCCAGACGCCGCGCGCCATCTTGTTGGCGAGCGCGATTGCAACCAGCATGCGCGGCTTCCTCGCCAGCATCCGCGCCAGCCACGAGCCCTCGGGCGCCCCCTTGCGCAGGGTTCGCTGCACCGTCGACATGGCACCGATGATCAGGAGGCGCCGGATGTCGCGCTGTCCCATCTTTGAAGTCCGTCCAAGGCACTGCTTGCCGCCCGTGGATTTCTGCATGGGCACGAGGCCGAGCCAGGCGGCGAAGTCGCGCCCGCTGCGGAAGCTGTCCATCGCGGGCGCGAAGGTCTCGACCGCCAGCGCTGTGATCGGGCCGACGCCCGGCATGGTCCGCAGGCGGCGGGAGGTCTCGCCTTCCCCGGACAGGCGTGCGATCTCGCGGTCCAGCACCCGAAGACGTTCGCCGATCTGCGCGATCTGCGCCAGAATTTCGCGGCAGCACAGCCGGACCGCCTCGGGCAGGCCGCTGTCCTCGGCCTCCACGATCCCAGCAAGCCCCTTGATCTGATGCACGCCGATCGGCGCGATATGACCGAATTCGTAGAGATGGGCGCGCAGCGCGTTCACGGCAACGGTGCGGCTCTCGATGAACTGCGTTCGGGTCCGGAACAGGACGGCGCGGGCTTGCTGATCGGCAGTCTTGGGCTCGACGAAGCGCATGGTCGGCCGCAGGGCCGCCTCGACGATCGCCTCCGCGTCGGCGCTGTCGTTCTTGTGCCTCTTGACGAAAGGCTTGACGTAGCGGGGCGCGATCAAGAGCGACGCATGCCCCATCCCGGTCAAGGTGCGCGCCCAGTGATGCGCGCCCGCGCAGGCCTCCATGGCCACCGTGCAGGCCGGTTGCGCGGCCATGAACCGTTCGAACTGCAACCGCGTCAGCTTCTTGCGGAACAGGACCGACCCGTCCGCCGCCGCGCCGTGGAGCTGGAACACGTTCTTTGCCAGATCCACCCCGATGATGCTAACTTCCTTCATGGATGCCTCCTTCCATTCTCTTGGGCCACAACACCCCAAGCTTGGCACATCGCGATGCCGTCAGGGAGGGAGGCATCCACTCCATCAGGGAAGCCACCTCCGGGGAAGCCAGGTGGCCGGATGCCAACTTGGAAAGCCAATTCGTCAGAAGCTGTTGAATCCGCTTCACTTTTCGGGTTGACAGACCTGCCCCCATTGACCTACCCCTTGATCATCGAAGAATTGCGCCCGGAGGAACCCCCTCGCGGGCGCTTTTCATTTCCCCTCCCCCACATCCTGAGCCCCATCCCATGGACCTCGTATTCGCGCCGAGCCAGATCGAAACCTGGCCGATTGCCCGGCTGCGCCCCTATGCCCGAAATGCCAAGATGCATGGCGACGACCAGGTGGCCAAGATCGCCGCCAGCATGGCCAAGTTTGGCTGGACCGTGCCATGCATGGTGGCCGACGACGGCGAGCTGATTGTGGGCCATGGCCGGGTGCTGGCCGCGACCATGCTCGGCCTGACCGAGGTGCCGGTGATCCGGCTCAGCCATCTCGACGAGGCGGAACGCCGGGCGTACCGGATCGCCGACAACAAGCTGACGGAACTGGGCGAATGGGACGAGGCCATGCTCCGCGACGAGATCGCGGGGCTTTTGGCCGAGAATTTCGATCTCACCCTGCTCGGGATCAGTGACGATGACCTCGACGCGCTGTTGCGGGATCCCGAGGCGCTGGGCGGCGATGGTCCGGTCGAAGGCGAGGACGACGTTCCGGAACTGCCGGTCTCACCGGTGTCGGTGCCGGGCGATCTCTGGCAGCTGGGCGCACATCGGCTGATCTGCGGCGACAGCACTGCGGCCGATGTCGTGGGGCGGCTGCTCGGTGATGTCCGCCCCCTGCTGATGGTCACCGATCCGCCCTATGGCGTGGAGTACGATCCCTCCTGGCGGAACCAGGCGGGCGCGGCGAAGACCAAACGCACCGGCAAGGTGCTGAACGACGACCGCGCCGACTGGCGCGAGGCATGGGCGCTGTTCCCCGGTGATGTCGCCTATGTCTGGCACGGCGCGCTGCATGCCGCGACCGTGGCGGACAGCCTGGTGGCCGCTGGCTTAGCGATCCGGTCGCAGATCATCTGGGCCAAGGACCGCCTGGTTCTCAGCCGCGGGGACTATCACTGGCAGCACGAACCCTGCTGGTATGCGGTGCGTGCCAAGGGCAAAGGCCATTGGGCGGGCGACCGCAAGCAGACGACGCTGTGGCAGATAGCCAACCGGGATCAGGATGCCGACACCGTGCACGGCACCCAGAAGCCGGTCGAATGCATGCGCCGCCCGATCCTGAACAATTCCAGCCCCGGCCAGTCGGTCTATGAACCCTTCATGGGATCCGGCACGACGCTGATCGCAGCCGAAACCACAGGGCGGGTGTGCTTCGGGATCGAGTTGAACCCGGCATATGTGGATGTGGCCATCGAGCGCTGGCAGTCCTTCACCGGCCAGGAGGCGGTGCTGGCGGAAACCGGCGAGACCTTTGCCGCCCTCAAGGCCAAGCGGCTCGCGGCATGAACGCGCCCCTCCTGCCCGGTCGGATCGAGCATTGGCCGCTGGCCCGTCTCCGGCCCTACGCGCGGAATGCCAAGACCCACGGCGCCGCCCAGGTGACGAAGATCGCAGCCAGCATGGCCGAGTTCGGCTGGACTGTTCCCTGCCTCGTCGCGGCCGATGGCGAGTTGATCGCGGGCCATGGGCGCATCCTGGCCGCGACCCTGCTGGGGCTGGCAGAGGCGCCGGTCATAGTACTGGGCCATCTGACCGAGGCACAGCGCCGGGCCTATCGCATCGCCGACAACAAGCTGACCGAACTGGGCGGATGGGACGAGGCGCTGCTGCTCGATGAACTGCGGGGCCTGATGGCCGAGGATTTCGACCTAGGGCTGATCGGCATCCCCGAGGACGAACTGGACGCCCTGCTGCACGATGCCGAAGACCGTGCGTCCATCGCCGACGACACCGCCGACACCATCCCTGACGCTCCGGTCGAGCCGATCACCCGCCCCGGCGACATCTGGGCGCTGGGCGACCATCGCCTGATCTGCGGCGATGCGACCGACCCGGCCGTGGTGGCGCGGCTGATGGACGGGGCACAGGCGGCGCTGATGTTCACCTCGCCGCCCTATGCGCAGCAGCGCGACTATGGCGCAGCGAAGGAGAAGGTCGGCGATTGGGATGCACTGATGCAGGGCGTCTTCGCCACAGCGCCCGTCACCGCCGATGCCCAACTGCTGGTGAACCTCGGCCTCGTCCATCGCGACGGCGAGTGGATCCCGTATTGGGAAGGCTGGGTGGACTGGATGCGCGCGCAGGGCTGGCGGCGCTTCGGCTGGTATGTCTGGGACCAGGGGCCGGGCCTGCCCGGCGACTGGAACGGGCGGTTGGCGCCGTCGCACGAGTTCATCTTCCACTTCAACCGCCAGCCCCGGAAGCCAAACAAGACGGTGGAGAGCAAGCACGCGGGCGAAACCCTCGGCGGCGGCGGGTTGCGCGGTGCGGACGGCACTGTCCATCGCAAGACCGGCTACGGCAACGCAATCCAGAGCCACCGCATCCCGGACAGCGTATTCCGGATCATGCGGCACAAAGGGGGCTTGGGCGCGGCCGGATCGCACCCGGCCGTGTTCCCGGTGGCGCTGGTCGAAGCGGTGCTGGAAGCCTTCTCCGACCCCGGCGATCTGGTGTTCGAGCCCTTTTGTGGCTCCGGCACCCAGCTGATCGCGGCCGAGCGAACCGGGCGGCGCTGCTGCGCGGTGGAATTGGACCCTGTTTATTGCGATGTCGCCGTGCGGCGGTGGGAGATGGCGACAGGGCGGACAGCCAGCCGGGTCAAGGAAGCCGAGGCGGCGACAAAGCCTGCGCGCCGGTCGAGAAAGCGCGCATGACCCAGTCCCGCCGCATGTCTTTGGTCGAGGCCGCAACCAACGTGATCGTCGGCTATGCCCTCGCCGTCGGAATGCAGATCGTGGTGTTTCCGGTCTTCGACATCCACATCGCGCTGGGCGATCAGCTGGCAATCGGGCTTGCCTTCACAGCCATTTCCCTGGTGCGAGGCTATGTTTTGCGCAGGCTGTTCGAGAGATTCCGTTGACGGGAAATCCGCGGTTCTCTACCGTTCGCCCAAACGAAGGCTCAAAAATGAGCTTTGACGGCGGCATAAGCCCCCTCAGGTCAGCAGTGGAAACCCTGACGGCATCGTTGTACGGACTGCGGAACCACGAACGATCGGGTCTCGCGCGAGCATAAGCTTCCCGCCGGGGAGCGCCCCTCCAAGGCGCCGCGCATTCGCTTCTCACGAAGTTGAATGGAGACCCCTTGGATGGGAAAGCTGTCGAATATTCGTCGAACCAAGATGCTGGCGCAGGGCGGCCGGTGCTATTACTGCGACCTGCCGATGTGGGATCCGGAGCTGGATAATGCCGAGCCGGAAATCTGCCGGGCACCAGCCATGCGGAAGTACCTCCGCTGCACAGCGGAGCATCTGCACCCACGCTCTGACGGCGGTGCCAACGTGGCTGCGAACATCGTCGCTGCCTGCTGGTACTGCAACACAAGGCGGCATCACAGGAAGGAGCCACCCTCCCCAGACATCCATCGCGCACGAGTCCGAGAGAGGATGGCAAATGGGAAATGGCTGGCCGCGCAACTGAAAGACATCAGCAACGCTGTCGGCGCGGGTTCGAGTGCCAGAAGGTTCTGATGGTGCAATCCTGATCAGGGTAGCTTGTATACCGCCCCCCTGCCCTCGACCTTCTCCGCTGCGATGGGCAGACCCAGCTTTTTCTTCAGGGAACCAGAGATCGAGCCCCTGACCGTGTGCGCCAACCATCCGGTGGCCTCGACCATCTCGGCGACCGTCGCTCCCTCGGGGCGCTGGAGCATGGTGATAATCTGCGCCTGCTTGGTGCCAGCGCGGATGGCGACGGGCTTCGCGGTGCCGGTGTCGTCGGGCTTCCGCACCGGTTCCGGCTTCGGCTTCGCCTTCCGCGCGCTGGCGACAGCGCTGGCGGCCAGCGGCTCGATCCCGATGGCCTCAAGCCCGGCCTCGGTAGCGATCAGTGTGGTCCCGTGACCGTCGCCGGTCTCGCGCCACATCGGCTCGCCGCGACGCAGGTTGGCCTCGACCTCCTCGAGCCAGCCGCGGGCGATCATCTTGCCGACGACCATCTTGGCGGCGGCGCCGACCAGCCCTTCGGGCAGCGGCAGGACAAGGTTCCCCGGCCGGGTCGCGGCGCGGGACAGGATCAGGGACTGGGTGTCGGACGGGGTGGTCATCGGGGCCTCCGGGCGCTGTGGGCGCGCGGTGTGCGCGCCTTCTACGGAGGCAAGCCCCGTCGTCGCACGGGGCGGCCATCGCGCGGTGTGGGCGCGTCAGGCGGCGTGTTCGCCTTCCTTGAAGGTGCTGTCGGTGATCTGGCGCAGCAGGCCCGCGTAGTGCTTCAGCGTGCCGACATGCCCCCAATGGATCTCGTCGGGGTGGGTCTCGAAGTGGTCGTCGCTGAGGGCCTTCAGGCGCTCCAGCATGGTGTCGATCTCGGCCTTCGCGGCGATAAAGGCGTCGAGGGCTTTGGAATTGTCGGTGGCGCGGCGGGTGGTCATGGCGGGGCATCCTTCGGTGAGTTGCATCGTTCCGGTGCGAACACCATCGCTCTGTCGGGCGAATGATCGTAGGCAAATCGGAGCAATATCAGTGGTTTCTGATCGCTCCGGTCAGATCACCCGCATCTCGGCCAGCGTGCGGCTGGTGGCACCCAGCTGGGCGGTCGGCAGTTCGATCTTGAGGTGCGACAGGACGTCAGACGCCTCGGCCGGGATCCCGATTTCGCGCAACGCCTGCTCGATGACCTCGGCGATGGCGTCCGGGCGGCTCAGATCGAACCCCTCGGGAAGGGTGGAGTAGTCGATGCGGATGGTGGTCGTGGTCATGGTGAAGCCCTCCTGGGATCGGCGCGATGCGGTCTGTTGATGGGAACAGAGTCACTCCGGAGGGGGAGACAATCAACGGGAATGATTGTCTTTTCCTGTTTATTTTCAATATCTTGATAGGCATCACAGCGCCATGAAAGGCATGAGCGAACGCGAGTATGCGGCCCATTCCGGCCTGTCCCGCGGCGGAGTGCAGAAGGCGCGCAAGAACGGTCGGCTAGTGGTTTACGACGACGGGTCGATCAATGCCGCGGCCTCGGATGTGCGGCGGGCCGAGATGACGGACCCCGACCAGCAGCGGCGGAGCCTGGGTGGGGATGGGTTGGCCAGCGGTGCGGGCGAGACCTCGTCCTACATCAAGGCGCGCACCTTGCTGACGGTCTATGCCGCGCAGGACAAGCAGATCGCGGTCCAGAAGAAGAAGGGGGCGCTGGTCGACCGCGCGCGGGCGGAAACGCTGGTGTTTCGCCTGGCGCGGCAGGAACGGGACGTCTGGGTCACCTGGCCCGGACGGGTGGCCGCGCTGATGGCGGCGCAGATCATGGCGGAGGTGGAACGGCAATCCGGGGCATCGGTGACGATCGAGACCGCGATCATGCAGAGGGTGCTGGAAGCCCATGTCCGCGAACAGCTCGACGCCCTCGCCGACCTCAGGGTTTCCCTCGGGTGACGATGACCTGGCCGACAACGATCTGACGGCCGACCTCGACCTCGGCTTTGACGGCGCCGAGGGCCTGCTCAGGGTCTGGCGGCAGGGACTGCGCCCCGACCCGAACCTGACAGTGTCGGAATGGGCGGATCAGCATCGCTGGCTGTCGTCACGCGGCGCGGCCGAACCGGGGCGCTATCGCACCGCCCGCGCGCCCTACCTGCGCGAGATCATGGATGCGCTGTCGCCAAGCCATCCCGCCCAGCGCATCACCTTCATGAAGGCCGCGCAGGTGGGCGCGACCGAGGCCGGGAACAACTGGATCGGCTTCGTCATCCATCATGCGCCGGGGCCGATGCTGGCGGTGCTGCCGAGCCTGGAACTGGCAAAGCGCACCTCGCGCGGCCGTCTTGATCCGCTGATCGCGGACAGCCCGGCGCTGCGCGAACGGGTGAACCCCGCCCGGTCGCGCGATGCCGGCAATTCGATGCTGTCGAAGGAATTCCCTGGCGGCATCCTGGTGCTGACCGGGGCGAACAGCGCCACCGGCCTGCGGTCGATGCCAGCGCGCTATGTGTTTCTCGACGAGGTCGACGCCTATCCCGCCTCGGCCGACGAGGAGGGCGATCCGGTCACGCTGGCAGAAGCCCGGACCACCACCTTCTCGCACCGGCGCAAGGTGTTCATGGTCTCGACCCCGACGATCCGGGGCCTGAGCCGGATCGAGCGCGAGTTCGAGGCATCGGACCAGCGGCGTTATTTCGTGCCCTGCCCGCACTGCGGAGCGATGCAGTGGCTGCAATTCGACCGCCTGCGCTGGGCGAAGGGGAAGCCAGAAACCGCGGCCTATCACTGCGAAAGCTGCGAACGGCCCATTGCCGAGCACCACAAGACCGAAATGCTGGCCCGCGGCGAATGGCGGGCAACAGCGGTTTCCAAGGATCCGAAGGCCATCGGCTTCCACCTGTCGGCGCTCTATTCGCCGCTCGGGTGGAAAAGCTGGTCGGACGTCGCGCGGGAATGGCTGGCGGCCCAAGGGTCGGACGAGACGCTGCGCGTCGCGCGCAACACGCTTCTGGGCGAGACATGGGTCGAGTCTGGCGACGCACCGGAATGGCAGCGGCTGGCGGATCGGCGCGAGGCGTGGAAACCGGGCACGGTCCCCATGGCCGGGCTGTTCCTGACCGCCGGGGCCGACGTCCAGAGGGACCGGATCGAGGTTGATGTCTGGGCCTGGGGCCGGGGTCTCGAGTCCTGGCTCGTCGATCACATCGTCATTCCGGGCGGGCCTGACGATCCGGCCGCATGGGACAAGCTGACTGCCCTGCTCGGCCGGTCCTGGCAACATGCCAACGGCGCCTTCATGACCGTGGCGCGGCTGGGCATCGATACCGGCTACGAGGCCGCGGCGGTCTATGCCTGGTCGCGCAAGGTCGGCTTCGAACAGGTGGCGCCGCTGAAGGGCCTCGAAGGGTTCAACCGTGCCGCCCCTGTGTCTGGCCCGACCTATGTCGACGCCACCATCGGCGGGAAACGCCTGCGCCGCGGCGCGCGGCTCTGGTCGGTGGCCACTGCGACCTTCAAGGCCGAGACCTATCGGTTCCTGCGGATCGAACGCCCCTCGGACGAAGACCGCGCCAGCGGAGTGCTCGACGCTCCCGGCACAATCCACCTGCCCGGCTGGGCCGACAGCGAATGGCTGAAGCAGCTGGTGGCCGAGCAGCTGGTCACCATCCGCAACAAGCGCGGCTATGCCCATCAGGAATGGCAGAAGATGCGCGAGCGGAACGAAGCGCTGGACTGCCGGGTCTACGCCCGTGCCGCTGCGTGGATCCTCGGCGCAGATCGATGGGACGAAGCGACCTGGCGGCGGCTCGAGGCGCAGGCGGGCGTTGAAACCCGCCTGCCTACGGCGGTCGCGACGGACGCCCCACCACCCGACCCGGCCCAGCCGAAGGCCGGAACCCTGACCACGCCGCGCCGGAAACGGCGGGCCTACACCCCGAACTTCATGAGGGACTGATGGACCTGGAACGCATGCAGGCCCTGCTGACCGCGCTGCAGGAAGCCCGCTTCGCCGGGCTGCGTAGCGTCAGTTACGACGGAAAGACCGTGACCTATGGCTCCGATGCCGAACTCGCGACAGCCATTCGGGACTTGGAGGGCCGGATTGCAGCAGCCTCGGCCACGCCCCGGCGCCGCTGCTGGGGCACCGTGGCAACGAAGGGTCTGTGACCATGGTGCTCGACGCCTTCCGCGCGCGCCTCGGGTCCATCATCGGCGGGTTCGACGCCGCGCAGTCCCACCGCCGCATGCGCGGGTTCCGCGCTACCCGGGCGCATGTGAACACGCTGATCGCCGCCTCGGGCGAGACGATCACCGCCCGGGCGCGCTGGCTGGTCCGGAACAACGGCTATGCCGCGAATGCGGTCGATGCCTTCGCGAACCATGTCGTCGGCGACGGCATCAAGCCCTCATCGAAGATCGCGGATGCAACGAAGAAGGAGGAATTGCAGAGGCTCTGGCTCGCCTGGACCGACGAGGCGGATGCCGAAGGGCTGACGGACTTCTTCGGGCTGCAGCGCCGGGCGGCACGCGAGGTGTTTCTGGCGGGTGAGGTGTTCCTGCGCATCCGGACGCGGCGCCCCGAGGACGGACTGACCGTGCCGATGCAGTTGCAGATGCTGCCCTCGGAAATGCTGCCCCAGGACATGACCCGCGTCCTGCCCGGCGCGGGGTCGATCCGGCAAGGCATCGAGTTCGACGGGATCGGCCGCCGCGTGGCCTACCACTTCCTGCGCCGCCACCCGGGCGACAGTACCGATCCGGGGCTGGCCGGGGAAACCGTCCGCGTGCCCGCGTCCGAGGTCATCCACATCCTGGACCCGGTCGAGGCAGGACAGTTGCGCGGTGTCTCGCGCTTTGCCGCGGCCGTGGTGAAGCTGTTCACGCTGGACCTCTACGACGATGCGGAATTGGAGCGGAAGAAGACCGCGGCGATGTTCGCGATGTTCATCACCTCGCCCGCCCCGGAAACCGCCCTTGATCCTGCCGAGGACGATCTCGAGGTCGAACCGGGCCAGGTGGTGCGGTTGGACCCCGGCGAAGACGTCACCACACCGTCAACCCCGGACTCGGGCAGCACCTACGAACCCTTCCAGTACCGCACGCTGTTGCAGATCGGCGCGGCGCTGGGCGTGCCCTATGGCTATCTGACCGGTGACACAGCGAAGGGGAACTTCTCCAATACCCGGATCGCCCTCGTCGACTTCCGCCGCCGCATCTCGGCCTTCCAGCATTCGGTGATGGTCTATCAGCTCTGCCGCGCTGTCTGGACCCGCTGGATGGACATGGCCGTGCTGGCAAGCGCCATCGATCTGCCGGGCTATGCGACGGAGCGGCGCGTCTGGCTCGCTTGCGACTGGCTCCCCACCAAATGGGACTGGATCGACCCGGCCAAGGATGCCGCGGCGGAGATTCTGCAGATCGAGGCGGGCCTCAAATCCCGCACGCAGGCCATCGCGGAGCGAGGATACGACGCCGAACAGGTCGACCGGGAAATCGCAGCCGAACGCAAACGCGAGGCAGAGCTGGGTCTCGACTTCCGGCGGCCGGGATCCCCGGCGCAGGCGGCGGGTGGCGGCGCGGGGCCGGATGATTCCGAAGGCCAGCGGCTGGATCAGCAGGACAACAGAGATCAGGACGACGACGGCGAGAACCGGGAACCCCGGCCCGCGGAGGAAGGATGATGCACCACACCCAGATCGCCCAGCGCGTCTTCAACACGCCTCTGATGGTCGATCCCGCCAAGGCGCTGGCTTTCCTGACCGGGCTTGGGCCCCGGATCACCGGGCGGGAGATCAGGGTCGAGGGGCTGGAGGTCACGACCGAGGATCAAGCCACCGCCACTCTGCCTGCCCGCGCCTCTCTCTTCGGTGATGACCTGACTGCCCGCCAGACGCGAAACGGCAGCCAGCCCTTCGCAGTCGTCGACGGGATCGCGGTCATCGAGATCGCGGGCACGCTGGTGCATCGCGGGGCATGGATCGGTCAGTCCTCGGGGCTGACATCCTACGAAGGGATCGCGGCGCAGTTGCAGGCAGCACTGTCCGACCCCGCCATTCGTGGCATCGCCCTCGACATCGACAGCTTCGGTGGCGAGGTGGCCGGTGCCTTCGATCTTGCGGATCGCCTACGCGCGGCACGTCAGGTCAAACCCGTGCACGCCTTCGTCGCCGATCACGCCCTCTCGGCCGCCTATGCGCTGGCTTCGCAGGCCGACCGGATCATCCTGCCTCGCACAGGGGCTGTCGGCAGCATCGGTGTCGTGGCCATGCACAGCGACATGAGCGGGGCGCTGGACCAGAAGGGCATCGCCGTCACGCTGATCCATGCAGGCGCGCGCAAGGTCGATGCCAATCCGTATCAGCCCCTGCCCGAGGCCGTCCGCACCCGGATCGCAGGCGAGTTGGAAGACCTGCGCCAGCTCTTCGCCGAAACTGTCGCCGAAGGTCGCGGCCGACGCCTCGACACCCTACGGGCGCTGGGCACCGAGGCCGCCGTCTTCCGCGGCGAGGCGGCCGTCTTCGCCGGTCTTGCCGACGAGGTGGCCGATCCGGTCACCGCCTTCCGCGCTTTCGCCGCCGCACCCCGCGGCACAACCAGCCTCAAATCCAACCCCAGAGGAAAGGGCCCGATGATGACCACCGCCCCCGAAGACCATGCGCAGCCTGCGCCCGCGCCTGCCGCTAGCGCGCCGCCGGAACCGGCCACGCCCGCGGCAATCGCACCGCCGCAGACCCCGGCCGCGATGTCGCCCGAAGCGATCCGGGCCGAGGCGGCCGAGGTCGCTCAGGTCTGCGCACAGGCGGCGAGCCTTGGCATCCAGATCGACGCCGCGGATGCCGTGGCAAAGGGCGTGAAGCCGGAAGCCCTGCGCGCCAAGGTCCTGGCCGATCTCGCTGCGCGCAGCGACGCCGCGGGCATCATCGCCACCGCTCCTGCGGCGGGCGCGAAGGAAAGCCCCATCGTGGCGGCCGCGAAGAAATCGGCCGCCGCCTCGCGCTGACATTGGCGCTGGCCACCGGAGACAGTCGTCGCTGCGCCCTCGCCCCGCCTCCCCATCCCCCAACATCATGGAGACTGAACCATGCCCGTCCTGACGGAACCGCCCAGCATGGGCGATGTCCTCAAATATGAGGTCAACCCGAACTACACCCGCGAGGTGATCACCCTGCTCGCGGGCATGCCCTACCCCGTCGGCGCCGTCCTCGGCCGCATCACCGCCAGCGGCAAATACAAGCTCGCGACCAGCGGCGGCACAGATGGCGCGCAGACTGCCACGGCAGTCCTGCTCTATGCCGTCGATGCGACATTGGCCGATGCCGTGGGCATCGTCGTCGCCCGCGGCCCCGCCATCGTCTCGCGCGCAGCGCTGGCCTACGACGCCACCGTCGATGATGCCGCAAAGATCACCACCAAGATCGGCCAGCTGGCCGCGGTCGGCATCGTCGCCCGCGACGGCGTCTGACGCCGCTCACCCGGCCGCGCCAAACCCTTCATCCCCCGGAGCCCCACCATGACCCTCGTCCGCAATCCCTTCGACGCTGGCGGCTATTCG